CACAGCGCATGAAGCTGTACGGAGACCCCGGCGGCAACATCCGCGTGCAGACCGACGCGACGACCGCGTTCCAGATTTTCCGCAAGAACGGCCTGATGATCCAGGTGGCCCCGGGCGCCAACCGCATGGCCGGGCCCATGGGGCGGAAGGATCTGGTCGAGCGGATCCTGAACCGCCAGATCGACGGCGGGCAGGCCATGGTCATCGACCCGAGCTGCCGCATGCTGGTTTCCGGCCTTCAGGGCGGCTACCAGTTCAAGGACGTGCAGTCCGCGACCGGCACCTACAAGTCCGACTCCATCGTCAAGAACCAGTACAGCCACGTCTGCTTCGTCGCCGGAACACCCGTCTCGACGCCGAGCGGGCCGGTTGCCATTGAGCAGATCAAGGTCGGCGACTACGTGACCACGCCGCAGGGCAAGCGCCGCGTGCGCGCCACCATGAGCCGTCCGGCGTTCAACCTGATGCAGATTGACCTGTCGAATGGCGAGAGTGTTGTCTGCACGCCGGAGCACCCGTTCGCCACGCCTACGGGTTTTGTTAGGGCCGAAGCTCTACAGTATGGGCAACTGCTCATACAGGAGGGCGAGGCATGGGCCGACCCGCGAAACACCCGATCCAAGAGTTCAACGGAATCCGGTTCTATCGGAAGCCGACTGGCTACTATGCGTCAAACCCGCGAGTGGTTGGCGGCGGCTACATGCACCGCATTGTCTGGGCTCATCACAACGGTCCAATCCCTCGCGGATGGCAGGTCCACCACGTCGACCACGACCCGGCCAACAACGCCATTGAGAACCTCGCGCTGCACGACGGCGGAGAGCATGCTGTGTACCACTACCATGAGGGCGGGCACCTCAAGCCCTACGCCTCCAAAGAGTGGCTGGATCAAATTCGCTACCTGGCCGCCGATGCTCGCCGGACTCCTGAGGGTCGCGCAAAAATGTCTGCCGCCGCAAAGCGTGGGTGGGAGCTCGCCGAGTACGAAACACGGGTCTGCACCTACTGCGGAAAGGACTACCGCGGTCGAGTCAACGCAGATCGGCGCGGCTTCTGTGGGATGTCGTGCCAAGGGATGGCGCGGAAAGCCTCCGGCGTCGACGACATCGACCGGACCTGCATCTGCTGCGGCGCCGCGTTCCGGTCCAACAAATACACCGGCGGCAAGTCCTGCTCTCGTAGTTGTGCGGGTAAAATCTCTGCCGCCAAACGACTGGGCCGGCACGCGAGTCTATGACCTAGAGGTTGACGTCGAGCACGTCTTCTACGCTGGCGGGGCGCTCGTCTCCAACTGTGAAGCGTTCCAGTACATGTGCATCGGCATGGGCGAGGGCAGCGACATGCTGTTCGGCGGCGAGCGCGCCAAGCCGGTGAAGACCCTGCAGACCGCCCGCATCTATGACCGCGGCGCCCGTCCCAAACTCCAGATGCGTGGCCGATGACTGACGAAGAACCCACCCTCGGCCCCATCCCCTCCGTCTGGTACGCCGCCTTCTATGGCGACGAGGACCGCTGGTGGTGGGACCGCATCTGCGCGCCCGGCTTCCGCCATGTGGCCGCCTACACCTACTACCCGGGCCCGGGCGTCTGGGTGCTGTACGACGTCACCTTCAACCGCACCTGCATCCGCGTCTTCAGCCGCGAGGAGTGGATGGCGTGGATGCAGACGCTTCCCGGGCACGCGCGCCATGTCCGTGTCGAGATTCCCGACGAGCCGCATGCCCGCCCCTGGTGGCTGAAGCTGACCTTCTGGTGCGCGCCGGCCGTGGCCCACCTGATGGGCATCCGCTCCCGTGCGTTGAGGCCGGAGGCGCTTTACCGCGATTTGGTCCGCCATGGCGCATTGCCCGCGTTCGAGGACTGACCAGCAATGATGAACGGCGCCCCCAAGGAGTCGAAGTCGGCGAAGGCCGCACGGCAGGCTGAAGAGGCCAAGGTCGCGCAGGAGCGCATTCGCGCCGAGAACAGCCGCATCGAGGAGACGCAGGACATCCTGTCCAGCGACACCCTTCGCCGCATCCGCCGCTTCGGCAAGTCGGGCGGCGGTGGCGGCCTGGCCGGCGCGCTCAACCCGGGCGGTATCAACTCCGGCTCGCAGACCGTGGGCAGCCTGAATGTGGCGCCCCTGCTGATGGCCATGGGCGGCGGCGCGACCACGCAACGCCGATCGGGCGGTTCCGGTAACGGTAGCAGCGGTCGCTCCAGCGGCCTGGTGGCGCTCGTCTGATGGCGTCTCCCCCGATCATGAAGCGCATCGAGGCGGCCAAGCAGGACCGCTCGCGACACGCCACCTGGATCAACGACATCCTGCGCCTGAACATGCCGACCTATCGGCGTGTCGACCAGAGCAAGGACAGCGAGGCGCGGACGACCGAGCAGGACGACCTGTTCGACACCACGCTGCAGGAGCAGACCGAGGACTTCGCGTCCGACATGATCGCCACCTTCACGCCGGACTACGAGCGGTGGGTGACGTTCGAGCCGGCGGAGGATCTGCCGCCCGAGGCGCTGCAGTACCTCAAGCCCCAACTGGTCGCCTACGGCAAGGCCATCTTCGCCGAGATCGACCGCAGCAACTACTACGACGCCGCGCAGGAGTGCTTCGCCTTCTGGGCCGTGAGCGCCATGGCGTGCGCCGTGTCCGACATGGGGCCGCTCGAGCCCATCCATTTCCAGCCGATCGAACTGGCCGACCTGCTCATGGAGCGCGGCGCCGACGGATCGACGACCGGCCGCTGGCGCGAGATCAAGACCAGCAAGGCGGGCCTGCACCAGCTTTGGCCGAACATCTTCCCGCCCCCGACCCAGAAGGACATGGCCGATTCCAAGCCGGTCATGGTCTATGACGGGTGCGACCGCGACTACAGCGTGCCGGGCGAGGAGGCGTGGTTCTACCGCATCATCGTCGACGGCAAGGAGAAGTACGCCAAACGCTTCGTCGGCCCCGGCTCCGCGTCCATCATCGCGTGCCGGTTCCGCCAGCAGGCCGACTCCGCATGGGGCCCGGGCCCGGCGCACAAGGCCGCCCCGCGCGCCCGGGTGCTGGACGAGCTTTCGTACCTGAGCCTGAAGGCCCTGCAGAAGTCGGTCGACCCCATCGTCTCCTACGAGGAGGATGGCGTCATCAACATCGAGGGCGGGCTGGAGCCTGGCACTTGGGTTCCCCGCGCGGCCGGCAGCGGCAAGCCGGAGGCCATGGCGCCGGAGACCAACTTCAACGCCCTGATCTTCAAGCAGGACGAGCTGGCCAAGGGCATCAAGAAGTCCCTGTACCAGGACCGTCCCGAGCAGCCGGGCGACACGCCGCCGACTGCCACGCAATGGCTGGACGAGAAGGCGTGGAACACGAGGCGCCGGCAACTGCCGCGTGGCCGCTGCGCCCGCGAGTGGGTGCTCCCGATCATCGAGCGCGTCGCCTGGATCCTGCAACAGCGCGGGACGCTGCAGCCCATCCGGTTGCAGGGCGGCAAGCTGATCAACGTCAAGCCGGTCTCGCCGATGTCGAAGGCCAAAGACCTCGAGGACATCCAGGTCACGGCGCAGGTCGTGTCCATCGTCGGACAGGTCGGCGCGCTGAAGGCGCAGGGCGTGCCGGTCAACACCCTGGCCACGACCCAGAACATCATCAACACCGCCAAGGAGCGGCACATCCAGATGATGACGCAGGAAGAGATTCAGGCGGAGCAGATGGCCATGGCCGCCCAGCAACAGGGAGCGGCCGGTGTCGCGTAAGTGGTCCGATCTCCGCCCGACCGTGGTTCCGCCACGGCCGAACGTCGAGGAGCCGATCGAGACGGTCGTGCTCCGCCTGTCGGGCACGGCTGACGGCCGGCGCCTGTTCGAGTACCTGATGGAAAAGGCCCTGGAGCCCGTGCCCGTCAACGTCTCGGAGGCGCAACTGCGCGAGGCCGACGGGGTGCGCCGCATGGTGCAGGCCCTGCGCCAGATGACGGTCATCGTCCAGGTCTGAGACGCACACTGGGTGTGCGTTGGCGGCAAGTGAATAGGCCCGCAATTTGCGGCCATGATCGAACCTGTACCCACAGAAGCGACGACCGAAGCCCCCGTCACCGAGGCGCCCGCCCCTGTGCCGGCCGAGGCGGGTGTCACGGCCCAGACGCGCCCTGACTGGCTCCCCGAATCGTTCTGGGACGCCGAGGCGAACGCCCCCAAGGCTGAAGACCTGACCGCGCGCCTCTCCCGCGCCGACGAACTTGAGGCCGCCGAAGCCGCCCGCCGCGAAGGCGTTCCGGCCGGAGCCGACGAGTACAAGCTGGACCTGCCTGAGAACGTCGTCGGCCTTGACGGTCAACCCGTTCGCCTGATCCCCGACGATCCGGGCACCAAGGAAGCGCAGGCCCTGGCCGCCGAACTTGGTCTCAGCCAGGCGTCCTTCACCAAACTGGTCGCCTTCCATGCCGGCCAACTGCTCGGCGCCCAGAAGGCGCAGGCCGAACAGTTCCAGGCCGAGATGGCCGCCGAGCTCACCAAGCTGGGCACCAACGCCAAGGCCCGTGTCGACGCCGTGTCGTCCGGTCTCGGCCAACACCTGGGCGACAAGGCGCAAGCCCTGCTCGACGCGATGGGTACGGCCGATGCGGTCGAAGCCCTCGAAACCCTTCTCGCCAAGGTCTCGGCCCCGGCGATCTCCGCTTCACCCCAAGCCGAGGCTGGCCCCCAGTCCCTCGCTCAACGCCTCTACGGGAGCTGACCTAAATGGCCGCTATCGGCGCCTCTTTCTTCTCGCTCGCTGACCTGCACAAGGGCAGCAACCCCGCCATTGGCGCGACCATCGAGCTCCTGACCCAGCTCAACCCCATCATGGAAGATGCGGTGACGGTCGAGTGCAACATGGGCACCGTTCACCGCCACAGCATCCGCACCGGCCTGCCGTCGGTTGCCTGGGGCAAGCTCTACCAGGGCGTCGCGCAGTCGAAGTCCAGCAAGCAACAGGTCGACGACACGACCGGCTTCATCGAGGGCCTGTCGTCCATCGACAAGCGCCTGCTGGATCTGGCCACCGCCGCCAACCAATCCGAGGCCGAAGTCCGGCTCGGCGAGGCCCGCGCCTATCTGGAAGCCATGTCGCAGGAGTTCGCGACCAGCTTCTTCTACGCCGACACCGCGACCACCCCCGAGAAGTTCAAGGGCCTGGGCGCCCGCTACAACCTCTCGACCGGCCCGATCGGCAACCAGGTCGTGAAGGCCGGCGGCTCCGGTTCGGACAACACCTCGATCTGGTTCGTCACCTGGTCGCCCGACCACACCATGCTGCTGCACCCGCAGGGCACGGCCGGCGGCGTGACCCGCGAAGACAAGGGCGAGCAGCGCATCCTCGACGGTTCCTCGAACCCCTACTATGTCAAGGAAGAACTGTTCACCCAGCACACCGGCGTCGCCGTGAAGGACTGGCGCTACAACGCCCGGGTCTGCAACATCGACGTCTCGGACCTCCGCGCCGGCACCGTCGACATCTACGACTACCTGCGCACCGCCTTCTACCGTCTGCAGGCGCGCCGCGTCCCCGGCGGCAAGCAGGTCATCTACATGAACCGCGACGTGCTGGAATGCCTGGACCGTCTGGGCAGCAACAGCGGCTCGTCCGACAACTTCGTCCGGCTCACCCCGATGGAAGTCGAGGGCAAGGAAGTCATGTCGTACCGCGGCATCCCGATCCGCGAAGTCGACGCCATCGTCAACACCGAAACCCTCGTCAGCTAAGGGACGCACCAGCTATGATCTTCTCCGCGCAAGACGAGTTCTCGAACAAGCAGGCCGTGACCGCTTCGGCGGCCTCGACCAACTACATCGACCTGCTGGCCACCGGCACGCCCTTCGGCGCCGCCGCGGCCCTCAACCGTGATCTGGGCAAGGGCGGGAAGATCCCGCTGCACATCCAGGTCACGACCGCCTTCGCCACGCTGACCAGCCTGAAGGTGGCGGTGCAGACGGACGACAACTCGTCCTTCTCGTCCGCCACCACCGTGCTGGAAACCGAAGCCATCGCTGCGGCCACCCTGGTCGCGGGCTACGTGTTCAACATCGACAGCATCCCGCTGAAGACGAGCGAACGCTATGTCCGCCTCTACTACACCGTGGCCGGCTCCGACGCCACCGCCGGCAACATCCAGGCGGGCATCACCATGGGCAACCAACAGGCCCCGATCTAATGGCCCGGTATCGCGCGACCGCATACATTCCGGGTCTCGCGGTCGAGGGCGCCGAGTTCGAATCGGACTTGGTGCCCGGCCTGGCCTGGGAGCCGCTGGACAAGGAAGCCAAGGACGCCGTGAAGGCGACCGAGGTGGCGCGAGCCGAGAGGATCGAAGCCGCCAAAGCCGCCCTTGCCGCCAAGCGGAACAAGGCTGTTCCGGCGCCCAAGGTCGATCCCAAGATCGTCGAGCTGGAGGCCGAGCTTGAGAAAGCCTGGGCCGAAGTCGAGGCGCTCAAGGCCGCCGCCGTCAAGAAGTAACGAGTTCCCGCCCGCTGCGTCCCCCGCGCCTTCCTTCGCGGGCGGTAAGCCCCCGGTCAGCAATGGCCGGGGGTTTTGCCATGTGCGTTGAGCCTCCACTCCCAATAGGGACCATGCTCCTATGCCCCGCTACGCCAACGCCATCGAGGTGATCCAGGCCGCGCTTCACCGAGTCGGCGAGGCGTCCATCTCCTCGCTCACCGACGGAAGCGCCGCCGCGTCGGTCGCCAACGCCAACTATGAGGGCGTGGTCGGAGACCTGCTCGAGCGCCACGCCTGGACGTGGGCGACGAAGACGGCCGACCTGACCCTGATCGGCGAGTCCGACAACGCCAGTTGGGGCTACGAGTACGCCCTGCCGGATGACTGCATCAACCTGCGCTTCGTGACGCACCAGGGCCTGCCGATCGGCGAGGGCCACTGGACGCTGCAGGGCGACAAGGTGCTGGTGCATTCCGAGTCCGAGTATCAGGCGACCTACACCTGGCGCGCCACGGAGTCCGTGTGGCCCTACAACTTCGGCGAGGCCATCGTCACCCGCCTGCAGGCCCTGTTCCTGGGCGGCCTTCTGGACCGCTGGCAGGAGGCGCGCCTGATCGAGAAGGACGCCGAGGCCAAGATCATGCGGGCGATGACCCGCGACAAGCGACAAGCGCCAGCCACCCGGGCGCAGCGCAGCGACTTGCCGGACGTCTGGCGCGGCCCCCGTCTGCGGATGCGCTAGATGGCCCGGCGCTGGCAGTTCACCAACGACATGTCGGGCGGCGAGATCGCCCCGGACTTCATGCAGCGGTCGGACGCCGTTGTCCGGGCCCGGGCGCTCAAGTCCGCCTCCAACATCCGCCTCCTGCCCGGCGGCGGGTTCGAGCGCCGCTGGGGCACGCGCAAGCTGGCTGACCTGTCCGGTGACGCCCGCCTTGAGTCCATCGGCTACGGCAACGACGACGCGCGGCTCATGCTGTTCTCGGAGGGCGCGTTCGCCTACCGCAACCTCGACGGCTCGCTGATCCAGACCGTGACCGGCTGCCCGTGGGGCGCCAACGACCTGCGCGTCATGCAGATCGCCGCGGAGGACCGGCGTCTGGTCGTGGTGTGCCGCAGCTTCACGCCGCAGATTCTGGACTACACCACCTCGACCTGGACGCTCGACGACTTTGCCTTTGCCGAGGGTCTCGGCGGATCCATCCGTCAGCCCTACTACCGCCTCGCGCCGCTGGGCATCACCCTGGCCCCGAGCGCGTACACGGGGACGGGCATCGACCTTGTGACCAGCGCGGACGTGTTCGTCGCCAACCATGTCGGCTCGCGCGTGCGCTATGCCGGCGTCGAGATCGAGATCACGGCCGTGACCGACGGCCAGAACGCCGAGGGCGATGTCATCGGCGACCTGTACCCGACCATGGACGTGACGGTGGCCAGCACGGCGGGCTTCCTCGTCGGCCAGTCGGTCTCCGGCCTCGACTCCGAAATCCTGGGCATCGTGTCCGACGTGGTGAGCGGCACGGTCGTGACCGTTCAACTGCTGGACAGCTACATCAGCTTCACCAACACCGAGAAGCTGGTCGGCCCGACCGCGACCACGACCGTCACCAGCTCGGCGACCAACGCCACGCCGGCCGCGACCGTCGAATGGGACGAGCAGCTTGTCGGCCCGGCGCGCGGCTATCCCGGCGCCTGTGTGCTGCACCGCCGCCGCCTGCTGCTGGGCGACTTCCCGCAGGCGACCAACGTGTTGGCCGCATCCGCCATTGGCGACGTCACGGACTTCGACGTGGGCGACGGGGCGGACAATGACGCCATCGTCGAGCCGATCGGCAGCGACGGCACCATGAACATCCGCCACTTCGCCTCGACCGAGCAACTGCTCATCTTCACCGAGGCGGGGCCCTACTACATTCCCGAGCAGGTCGCCGCGCCGCTGTCGCCGACCAACCTTGAAATCCTTCGCATCGGCCCGGAAGTCTCCGGATCGCCCACGCCCATCGTGGTCAGCGAGGGGGTGCTGTTCACAGAGGACGGGAGCGGGCGCCTGATGGGCGTCCTGCCCACCGGCAACGTGCGCCGCTCCTGGGACATCGCCGACCTGTCGGAACTCGCCTTCCATCTGGCCGGAACGCCGGTCGAGATCGAGGCGGTTGCGGCCGGGAGCGAGACCGACCGTCTGGTCGTGGCCCTGCGCAGCGACGGCGAAATTCGGCCGATGACCTATCGCCGCGGCGCGGAGTCGACGGCCTGGGTTCGCTGGTCGACCGACGGGCACTGGGACTCCATCGTCAGCGCGGGCGGCAGCCTGTACGTCGTGACGCGGCGCACGATTGATGCGGTCGATTCCTGGCACCTCGAGGTGTTCGACCCGGAGGTTCTGGGCGACGGGGTTGTGACCCTGGCGACGACCGCGACCCCCGTGCCGGCCTATGCCGGCGCGACCGTCACGGCGTGGAAGGACGGCTCCCGCATCGGCGAATTTGTGGTCGACGGATCGGGCGTGCTGATCGGCATTGACTCCGACTGGGGCGAGATCGACGTCGGCTTCGACTTCACCGCGCTCGCCGAGTTTCCGCCCCCTATCGACGCCGAGTACGGCATGCGCCCCAAGCAGCGCATTTGCCGTGCGTGGATGTCGGTGGAGGAAACAGGTCAGTTCACGATCAATGGGTACGTGCCGGGCGGCTATCCGGCGAGCGGTGGCGTGGGGGGGGCGATCCCGGCCTATACGGGCGAGCTGATCGTCGGCCTTCTGGGTCACAGCCGCTCGCCTAGCCTGGTTCTGGCGCAGGCCCATGGCGAGCCCCTGAAGGTGCGCTCGATCACGATGGAGGTTTCTTCGTAATGGGCCAGATGATGGGCGCGGCGTCCGGCATTTCGGGCATGATCGGCTCCAACATGCAGCAGGCCGCCTCGCGCAGCCAACTGTATGAGCAGGCCGGTCAGGCCGAAGCGTCGATTGCCGACATTGATCTGCAGGCGGTCCAGCGCAGCGAAGCGCGGGCGCTGCAACTGAATCAGGCCCTGTCGGCCGTGGAGTCCCGGCGCGCCTCGTCCGGCCTGTCGCTGGACAGCCCGACGGCGCAGGCCATCGAGCGCAACATCCGCAGCCAATCCTACCGTCAGGGCGCCGTCGAGGCGTCGAGCGCCGCGCAGCAACGCCTGGGCCTGATGGCAAAGGCTGCCATGCTGAAACAGGCGGGCTACGACGCCGGCAAGCTCCTGGACGCCAAGTTCGCCACCACCGGGCTGGGCTGGTTCATGAACGGCCAGGCCAAGAAGGACATGTACGGCGGCGGCAGCGGTCACACCTCTGATCGCGGCACCTATGTCGGCAACAGGAAGAAGACGTAATGGCCGGCGGCACGGGACGGCTCACCACCCAGTTCGAATTTGGCGTCACCGCGGCGCAGCAGCAGCCGGGCACGGTCGACGTGCGCAATCCGATGCTGCAGTTGTCGGAGGATCTTGCCCGCTTCGACCAGGCGTTCGGCTCGATCTTCAAGGCGCACGACCAGAAGGCCGGGCAGCGCGAAGGCGCGGCGGCGGCCGAGGCTGTGGCGGCCGGCGAGACGTCGACCCTCGACTACAACTTCTTTGAGCGATTCCTCGCGCCCGCCCGCTACGACGCGGCGCAGGCAGCGTTCGGCGCCGGCATCAAGTCCGACATCGACAGGCAGGAAAAGGAGATCAGGAGCCAGTACGCTTTCGATCCCGCCGGCTACAAGGCCGCCAGCGATGCGATGATCGACGGCTACATCTCCAAGGCTCCGAGCGATTGGGCCATGGATGTGGGCGGCTATGTCCGCGACAAGGCCAACGACGGTTTCGGCGCAGTCACCAAGGCCCGCACCGAAAAAGATCAGGCTGAGAACGTCGCCACCGTGCAGGCCCGCGAGGCCGAGGTGCGCAACGACTATCTGGCGCTGGCCTACGAGGGCAAGCTGGGCACCAAGGAGGCGTCCGACAAGCTGTTCGAGTGGCAGTTGATTCAGGCGCAGAAGGGCGAGAACCCGCTGTTCAAGTGGTCGCCCGAGATGGCGGCGATCGAGCGCGAGAAGCTGGACGACGAGGCGGGCCTGCAGTCGACGCTGTTCCTCGCGACGGAAACCTACAAGGCGGAGGGCCCGGCCGCCGCAACGCGCGTGCTCGAGTCGGCCTTCGGCTTCACCGATCCCAAGCGGGAGGCGCGCAACGCACCCAAGGGGTCCGTGGTGTTTGCGCCGCCGGTTGAGGGCCGCATCACCTCTGGCTTTGGATCCGCGCGGCCGAACGGCGCGCATGGCGGTGTCGACATCGCTGTTCCCATCGGCACGCCTGTCGCGTCCGCAGCCCCCGGCGTGGTCATCGGTGTTGGTGAGGACGATACGAGCGGCAAGTTCGTGCGCGTGCGTCACCCTGACGGGTCGATCAGTTCCTACGCCCACCTCGACAGCATCGACGTGGCGCGCGGGGATACGGTCGACGGCGGCGCGGTGCTGGGCGCCAGCGGCAACACCGGCAACAGCACCGGCCCGCATCTGCACTTCAAGCTGCGCGACCCGAGCGGCAAGGTGGTCGACCCGACCAAGTACTACGGCAAGCCGGCGGGTGAAGACCTGGCCGGCGCTGCGCCGGAGGAGCCCGCCCCCGAGCAGGAGGCCATTCTCGCCGGCCTGCCCCCGCGCCTGCGCCAGAAGTATTTCCGCGAGGGCATGGCCCACATCCGGTCCCTGTCGGCGGCGGACATTGCCGAGACGCGGGAGATGGAGGCGAAGGACCGTGAGCAGCGGGCCGAGCGCCGCGAGATCACAGCCAGCTACAAGCTGGACATTCTGACCGGTGCCGGGGCCGACTGGCGCCAGGACGAGCGCCTGACAGATACGGAGCGGGGGGCGCTGGAGAAGGCCGAGCAGGCCGCGGCGGCTGCACAGCGGGCGGAGCGTAACCGCGACGAGGCCGAGGCCAAGCGCGAGGCCAGCGGCACGTACGACCGGCACTTCAAAGACGCCCAGAACGGCGTGCTGGACGAGGGCAGGCTGTCCGACGACGTGCAGGCGGGTTTCATTCCCCGGTCGCGCGCGGAGACCCTGCGCAGTCAGAACCGCAATGCGCTCAAGCATGACCTCGGCATCGTCCGATCCGGCGCTCCCGCGTGGTACTCGACCAAGCCCCCCGGCTGGTCGGCCAAGACGTGGAAGGAGCGCAAGGCGCAGTTCGATGACGGGGTGGCTGACTGGCTGCCGCGTAATCTGGACGCTGACGACGCGCGCAAGAAGCAGGCTGGCGAGAACATCGGCAAGTTCATCTACGACCCGAAGGCCAAGACGAAGCCGGGTGGCGGAGGCGTGACGGCGGCCGACAAACTCGCCAAGCGCAGCAAGCTCTACGACGACCACAAGGCCGGTCGCATCAGCGACGCAAAGCTCCAGGCGGAGCTCAAAGACCTGAAAGATTCCTGACATGGCCCTCGCGCCCACCCAGATTGCACCGACCGGCGACGCGCCCGCGGCGGACATGAGCCCTGGCCAGCAGCGCACGGCCAAGCAGGTGCAGTTCGATCCTGACGCGCCGAAGGGTTCGTCCCGTAACCCGCGCTTTGAGGGGCCCGACACGACGGCCTACGACCGCGCCGGGATTGCGCCGGGCGACGTCACGATTGATCGGAAAGACGGCAAGCCGCGCGTAGGCCCCTATGACGTCGAGAGCGGCGACCTGACCGACGACTTCACCAAGCGCGTGGAGTCGCAACAGGCCGCGCAGGAGGAGGAGGACTGGAAGGAGATCGAGCGCGAGGCGGCGGCGGAAGCCGAGGCCAAGGATCCGAACGCGCCGATGGGGGCCAAGGAATACTTTGCGC